CTGGCCGACATCATGATCGACGCCATCGAGAAGGCGCCGGAACCGGCATATGCGGATTTGACATACCGGGACCAGATAGAGTCGGACAGATTCTGGGAAGGGGAAGAAAGGCAACGAGATGCAATCTTCGATATTCGGTGACCTCGCAATAGTTGTCGGCATCATCCTCGCCGCGGCGGCGCTTTTCATCGCCATGGTGGGATTTGGATTCTACCTGGGACGGAAGACCATCATTCCGTACGAGCGAAAAGCGGAGGTGTTCGACCCAGGCGAACCGGGACTGTTCGAGCACGATCCCTACGAGGTGGCCATGAGCGACCCGAGGGACCTAAAAGACCTCAAGTAGGCAACCAGGGAGGTGATGACGGTGGCCAAGAAAGGTGGATGCGGCAGTAAAGGGAAAGGTGGAAAAGGTAAGTGAGCAAAACGTTAAGCATTTATTGTGAGATATGCAGCGAGAAAATCGCAACGGCAGAGATATCCGCTCTTTCTCTTCCCCTGAAGGGTAGCCAGTTTCTGCCACCTGACTCGTGGCATGGCTACCCTCCCCCCTTCCCGGCATCCGCCGGGTGGGAGGAGATGCGCTGTCCTTACTGTGGGTGGCGACCGTTCACGACAGAAACTGCCGTCTTGACGGCAAACGGCATGTACGAGGTGCCGCGGACGGTGGCCCCCGAGGAGGTGGCCCCCGAGGAGGTGGTAATTGAAGCTCAAAGCGGCCCGGAAAGCGGCCCGGAGAAAGGCGAAAAAAGAGGCGGAACGGCAGAGAAAGTATGCTGCCCCGAGTGCGGCAGGGAATTCCAGCACCGAATCGGACTCTCCTCGCACATGAAGAAGCACCGGCGGGACGGTAATGACTTGGGGAAAGCGGCGGCGGCCAAGATGAAGTGCCACATTGAAGCGCAACAGTAGGCAGGATAAAGAGACATGGCAGACAACGTCGTGACATTGGAAAAGGTGGCACAGGGGACAAAAGGACCGGAAGAGTTACTTCCGCCGGAAGGCAAGGGCGAAAAAGTCGCTATTCGCGTCTTTGAAATCTTAAAAGAGATCATCGACCACAAAGAAGCGCTCGGCCTGCCGAAAAGGTGGAACCGCAACTACGAACTAAAGCGCGGCAAGCATTGGAAAAATGCCTCCAGCACGGCGCTGCCGCTGGTTACGGCAAACCTGATCCACGTCAACCGTCTCCGCACCATCAACGTGTTGACAGACAATAGCCCCATTTTCAACGTGGCCCGCCTGGGAGACACGGAACAATACGACGAGGAGGCCTTCGACGACATCCAGAGATGCGCCGACCACTGGTGGAACGAGCAGGAACAGCAGGACGTATTTGAGAGCAGCGTCAACAACGGCGAGGACTACGGCATAGCAATCGAAAAGGTAGTATTTAACCCGGACTTAGAGGAGAGCGGCGAGGTGGACACTATAGTGGTGGATCCGTTCCACTTCGGATTCTACCCGGTGAGCCTCACTAACCCCCGCGACCTACAGAAGAGCGAGGCAGTTCTGCATTATTACCCACTCTCATTGCGGGAGGCAAAGCGCCGCTGGCCGAAGTATGCCGACCGCATCAAGGGCGACGACGACATCCTGAAGGAATTAAGCGACGAACGAACGGAGGTGGCCGCGGGCGGGCGGAAGACGGGCAGCATGCTCACCACCTTTGCCAGCACTGTTCAAAACCTCATCAACTTCAACATGGGGAAGGTGGACGAAAAGATCGACAAGCAGGTGCTGATCGTCGAGGCATGGGTCCACGACTACACAATGATTAAGCGCCGACGGATCGCCGGAGGCGGCGTGGTCGACCCACAGATCGAACTGGCAACCATCGAGGAAGTGGTAGTCGAGGAAATACAGCCGAAATACCCTGGGTTCATCCGATATGTCGTCTGCTGTAACGGCAAGCTCACCTTAGAGGACCGGCCCAACCCCAACATCAACCCCTCTCTGCCCGAGGAAGAGGCCCGGAAGACGTACCTGTGGGATAAATTTCCCTTTGCCGCGGCCAACAGCCATAAAGATACCGCCTCTGCCTGGGGCATGTCGGATGCCGAGCAGTTAGAGCGACTCAACACGGAGTTTGACAAGGCCATCTCGCAGTTCGTCTTGATGAAGGACCGGGCAGCCAGGGCCAAGATCATCAACCCCAGGACCTCCGGCGTCCAGAACATCGAATTCACCAACGACAGAGGCATCATCAACCCGATAAATGCAGAGCAGGGCGCAGGGATTCGGTACCTTGACTACCCCGCCATTCCCGCGGACATCCAGGCCAGCATCAGCCTCTTCCAGGACCTCTTTTTCCGGGTGGCCGGGACTTTCGACCTCGACATTGCCAAAACCAGCGCCAACAACACCCTGGCGTACAAATCCATCGCGGCCCTCATCGAGCAGGCAGCGACCATGATGCGGGGCAAAATACGCAACTATAGCCGCCTCATTAGGGAGCGCGGACGGATGTACGTGTCCATGGTGCAGAACTTCTATACCGAGGAGCGATGGATTACCTACAAGGACGCCAGCGGCAACCAGGTAGCCAAGTCCATCGTCGGCAAAGACCTGCTCATCCCGGCGCGACTGACGGTGGTGGCGGGCTCGACCATGCCCCGGAGCCAAATCCAAGTACGGGAAGAAGCTATTGAACTTTTCCGCCTCGGGGCCATCGACCGCCAAGAACTCTTAGGCAAGCTGGATTGGCCGTCCCGGACGGATGTGGTCGAGAGGATGAACGCCGGACCCTACGGTGAACTATTCGGTAAGCTGCAAGCCGCCGGTATGGCGCCGGAGATCATCCAGACGCTACAGCAGATCGCCGGGCTCGAAGAAAAGGACATCGCCAAGGCGATGGAGAAGGGAGAATTGCCGCCCCTCGATACAGTCCTGCAGCAGACATACAGCGGCCAACCGGCACCGCAACCTCCTCCCGATCCGGAGGCGATGGTGGCCCAGGCAGAGGTGGAACTGAAGATGGCCGAAGCCCGCCGGACGATAGCCCAAGCAGAGGAAACGGAGGCCAAAAAGGCGCTTACCGCCGAACAGATAATGACGGAGCGGGTCAAGCAGCAGGTAGCCTTGGCCGGGACCAAGTACGACGAGGAACTGCTCAAGATAAAACGGGCGGAGGTAGTCGCCAAGATCGAGGCGGACATAAAACAAACAAAAAGAGAGGCGCTCTCCCTCGATATTAAAGAAATGCAGCCGCGAAACGAAGAGAACAAGGGCATCTACCACGAAAAGGGCGCTGCCAGCAACAACCAGGAGGTGTTGGAATAATGCCGAACGTAAAGCCGGGCGAAAGCGAAAAGGATTATGTAAGCCGCGCCATCCCCGTTATTCTAAGCGAGGGCACGACTAAAGACCCGAAACAGGCAGCCGCCATCGCATACAGCATGTACCGACAGCAGAGAGGTAAATTTGCTAAATATAAAAAACAACGAGAGGCGGGCCCCGGAGAATGATCCTCGCTGATTTTCAATGTAAGGCCTGTGGAGTTCACGAGCGGATTGTTGACTCGGGGATGTGGCATGACAAATGCCCCACTTGTGGACGAAAGACAAAGCGCATCATGAGCGTGTCCGGCGTCTATACCGGCAACCAGGACGGCAGCTATGCCAAGGAATCGGCTGCGGCGCTATTGGACATGGACGCCGCCAAGAGGTCCCCGGACCCCCTGGAGCGGGAGCTGGCCGCCAACCCCAACCGGGAGCACCTGCGAAAATACATGCGGGCCAAAGGCCTGCGACATGCGGAAAACGAGGGCGGAGCCCCACCCACGTACCGCAAGCCGCCAGAACGTGATTTGCGGGACATTGCGGACCTGCTCTGGCGCCGGCACCAAGGCCGGCAGCGCATAGAGGTAAACGGCTGACGATGACGAAAGTCGATACCAAAGAGTTGGTGGAGATTCTCCTACGGGTGCTGAAAATGGCCGTCACCCTCCTGGAGAAGTACCACCGGGAAAGGCTCGCAACATAGAGTAGCTAAACATAACACCCAGGGTCTCGCCGGATAGTCCCGGCAACGCCCAGGGCGATGTCGCACACGGCATAATAACCGAAAGCCCTCTGCGATTCTGAAAATATCAGGATTGGGAGGGCTTTATTTTTTTAAGCCCAAGGAGAACTCAATGGATTTACCCGAAACGACGCTAAACACGCAAGAAGCGATAGATGCCTCGTCAGCATCTGCGGACAGACCGGCCTTCGACCCGGACTCCATCGGCCTCATCAACACCGTTTCCGACGGCACGGATGTGCCCGCCAAGACCGCCGGTAAACAGGAGGATACGACAGACAAGTCGCTAAAAACTGACGGCGATGCAGAACCGGAGAAGGGAACCGCCAAGGAGCAGGGGAGCATGAGGTTCGACCAACACCCTGACTGGCAACGGATGATGCGGGAGCGGGACGAGGCCCGCCAAGAGGCGCAACGCATCAAAGAGGAGCGCATCCGCCTGGAGGCGGAACGGGACTTCCTGCGGGAGCAAAGACGGCAACCCGCACAAGAAGAGCCCCTTCCATATAAAGATACCAGCCGGATGAGCGCCGAGGATTTGGCCGAATGGATGACCACGGATCCCAAGGGCTACCATGACAATCTCGTCATTCAGGCCCGCGAACAGGCCAAGCGCGAGGTAAGGATGGCCCTCGAACAGTCCGAACAGCGGCGACTACAGGAAAGCCGGGAGGCGTCCATCAGACGCACCTATGAGAAGTACGAGAAAGAGAATCCCGACTTCAAAGCGATGTGGGATCGCGGCGAGATTCAGGTGTTCCTCGAGGCCAATCCTGGTCACAACCCCATCAGCGCCCATCAGATGATGACGATGGAGGCGCGGGTCAAGGCAGCCGCGGAGAAGGCGGCAAAAGAAGCGGCAGAAAGAACAAACAAGAATTGGCAGGCAAAGCGCCAGGCGGCAGTTATCGGCACTGGACCATCCGGGGTCGGGAACACCGCCGACGCCGACAACGAACTACAAAACACCAAAGAACGCGGCGGCCCCGTCTCCGTTCTGGTCCACAGACTACAGAAACTGAGGGCCGCGGCGGGAAGATAAAAGGAGGAGCAATATGTCTCTCACGTACACAGAAATTCAGGCTATCACCGAAGACTACTTTAAACTCGATGGCCGACAGGCAACCGATATTTACTTCAACACCAGCTTCTTTATGAAGCATTTTATGGACCAGAAGAAGGGCCTCTTCGAGCGGCCCTCGGGTGGCGAACGGATTCGTGTCCCGCTGGAATTCGACGAAGGGCAGGGCGGTTTCTACGCCCGCGGCGGAACGATCTCTTCGGACGACAACGACGTCGTCAACTGTGCGTATTTTTTATGGAAAAACGCTTATGGAAACGCCACCATCTATGACGAGGACGAGATCAAGAACGCCGGCGACTATGCTATTGTGAGCCTCATCACGCAGAAGGTGGCAAACGCGCAGAAGACCGTCACCAAGAAGATTGCCAATCAAATCTACAACCAGGATGCGGACAGTTCCGTCAACATCACCGGTCTGAAGGCCTGCTGTTTCGCCGGCACCTCGACGCAGTATGGTGGCATTACGCCGACGGACCTGGTGGCCAGCGACGGATCGTATCCGTGGCGCGGCATCAACACGACCACCACGGAGGGCATCTCGCTCAAGGTTATCCGCGAGTTGGCCAGCACGGCCAAACTCTACGACGGCCCCAAGGGAAAGCCGGACGTGGGGCTCACCACAGAAACCCTGTTCAACACCATCAGCGGTATCCTGCAGACGCAGCAGCGCTTCACCCAGGACACCGATACCGCCAAGGCCGGGTTTACGAACCTCGTCTTCGAGAACAAGCTGATCGCGGCTGACGACTACTGCCCGTCCGGTTACCTGTTCTTGTGCAACAGCAACTATGTCGGATGGGCGATTCACCGGGACGGATACTTTGCAAGGACTCCGTGGGCCGACCTTGTCACGGCGAACGTTTTTGGCAGAACGATGAAGATCAAATGGCACGGCAACCTGATTGTCAGCAACCGTCGCGCCCACGCTGCGCACAGCAATCTGAGCTAAGGAGGAACATAATATGTCTATCAGTCCTATCAAAATCAATGCTTGGTCGCAGGGGCTTTATGAAGTATCCGCAACCAAGAAAGAGTGCCTTGGTGCCCTCCGCGAAACAGAGGACGGAAGAAAATTCCGCTATGCCAAGGCCGGAGATACCCTGATTGTCGGCGGGGCCACCTATTCGGCGGCGGCGACGTCGAATCACGTCAACCAGAGTCAGAGCAGCGGCGCGGCCAACGCCGCCGGAGCCATCCAGGTGACTGTGTATGTGGGAGGCACGGCGGTCACCGCCAATCAGTACGACGACGGCTATCTGGTCGTCTATCGTGCCGGGTCCGGAACCGCCGGGTATTACTACCCCATCGCCAGCCACAGCACCACCGCTACCGGCTCGGAAACCATCACGGTCACGCTGAAGGAACCGCTGGTCAAGGCCACCTACACGAACGACTATTTCAGCCTCTTTGCAAACCCGTGGTCCGGGGTCGGCAATGTGACCGACATCGCTGTGTCCTGGAGCGGGCAGGCGATGGCGGCGGCCACGTCCGGCCAATATCTGTGGGTGCAGACCGGCGGCTTCGGTGTGGCCTTCGGCGGCGATACGTCGGCGGTGGGTATGGTGGTCTGCCCGTCCGATACCACCTACGCCCTCGAAACGGCGGCAGGGTATACCGGACCGTTTGTGGGCCATGTGTATAGCACGGCCTTCGCTTCCGGGTACTTTACCCCGGTGCTGCTGAAGTACGACTAACAACGATACGGGAGGGGGCTTCGGCCCTCTCCCTTCCTTAAGGAGGATTAAAATGTCCATCACATCTACCTTCGTCGGGCGCTCCGTCCTGGGGGACAAGGCGCTTACATACGGCACCTATACGGACTCAGGGGCGGGGACGGAAGACAATATAGACACCAAGCTGCACCGCTGTGAGATGATCATCCTGCAGCCATATGGATCGTCGGCGGCTACGGATGCACCGGCAGTAAACGAAACCTTGCCTGTGGATGGCTCGGCGGTAACGGTAATCACCAAGGCCTCCCAGTCGGGTATTTGGATCGCCATCGGCGATATGTTCAATTAAGGAGGTGGGCAATGGCCTTCACGTTCACCAAAACCAACGAATCCGTGGCGGGGGACATCCGGATAACCATGGGTACATTTACCAGTGCATCCGGGTCTACCGGGGGCGATATATATACCGGGCTCCAAAAGGTAGACGGAATGGTCCTGACGCATAAGGGGAGTGCTACGGTTGCCACATTTCCGGTCATTAACGAAACCTTCCCCAAGGTGGACCCAATAACCATTGTTACGGCAGCTAATGGCGCTGGTTACTGGCTCGCCTACGGACATTGAGGAAGGAGGCGTAAGACATGGCGCTGACAATCACTAAGGAATACAGTAACATCGGCAGCAAGCAGATGGTCAACGGGACCATCATGTTCGATTCCTCGTATCCCACCGGAGGAGAATCCTTCGATCCCGATGTATTGTTCGGGGTGCACGACATTGACTATGTGATGATCGAGAACCGGAACGGATACTTTTTTGAGTATGATGCTGCCAACAAGAAGATCAAGGCGTTTAGCCCCCGGCAAATGCCGCCGATCATCTACGACGAACACCAGGTCCTCGACAGCAACTACCAATTGACGACCAATTACCCTGCTGCCTATTTCAACAACATCGCCAGCAAGGGGCAGAATCTCAAGTGGCGGTCCACCGGCATCGCACAGACGTCCCTGGCGGAGGGGGAATGCTGCCTCGCCTCCGCTATGGCCTACGGAACCAAGACGACCATCACGGTCAGCCCGGTCAACCTGACGTCCTACGGAGCCATTGGCGATGGAACCGGATGGACGGCAGGGACCAACTGGTCGTTTTCCGGAGGCAAGGCCGTTAAGGCTGCCGGGGCCAGCTCCGGCACGCTGTCCGAAGATGCATCGGCCACCAACACTATCGTGATCGGCCATACCTACAGGATCATCTACACCATCAGCTCGCGGACGGCGGGCGGGGTAACAGTGAGCATAGGCGGGACAGACGGTACAGCGCGGACGGCGGACGGCACCTACACCGAGGACATCGTGGCCAGCACCACCGGCGGCCTCATTTTCACCCCGGCCTCCGATGCGTCGGCACTATCCATCGACGACGTTTACATCTACGACCTGGATGTGTACCTGCACTACATCACCCAGGGATGGACCGAGGTCTGGGATAATCTGGTTCAGGACGAGGAAAAGACCCTGGCCACCGGAGCCAATAACCTCGCCAGCGGCAATAAGATTGCCGCACTTATGTATGTGGACCAAACCACAGCTACGGCGGCAAGGCTTATCCCCATCGATGAGGACGATACAGTAGCCAGCGGCGAGGTGGATGTTAAATTCAACTCAGCCACTGCCCAACTGACTGTCCACAGTGACCAAAACGCTAAGACGGTCAAGGTTACGTACCTGAAAGTACCAGCCACCGGCTTTATGTATGACCGCAAGTTCAGCAACGAAGGGGCCACCAAGTCCGGGTCCAACCCCTACATCAATCAGTTTGACTACCCAATCCTGATATGGGGATACAGCGGCTGCATGCCGGTCAATGGGGGCAGTACCATCTACATGCTGCAATATTGGGACACCGCGGCGACGGGAGAGTTTACCGTTGATTGGTTTACGCCCGGAGTAAGGGCAACAGCCTTGGCGCCGTCTTATGGAACTGCCTGCTCCCTTTACGACAACGTCACCGGGACCGGAGCAGGGATATGGGGCATGCCTGCGGAAATACCTATTCTTACTCGGTACGATGCGGGCATGGAGGTTACAAACGCCACCGACCTGTCGGGCCTGGGCGCGTTGCGTTATATAGTTGTTGGCACATAGGGGGCCGCCATGAGCACGGTGCAGAGCTTATATAGTCTCGTGCAGTACCGGAACGGAATAACGGTGTCCCTGGACGACCTGATCCATATCGTCAACAATGCCGTCCGGACGATAGCGAAGCGTTTATACTGGCTGGAGTCGGACCTACTGCGCGAAGAAATGTCGGTGTCTGTGTGGGCGCAGGTTACCCATACCGGCACCGATATTGTCTTTAACAATGCCAACCCGGACACCATAACCAGCGCCACCGGGGGCTTCTTAACCTCCCGGCTTGCAGCGGATATGCCCATCACCACCGACTCGACCGTCAATGGCGGGCCATTTCGCATTGTTACGGCGGCAGACAAGACGTTGACGCTGGCAAGCACGGACAGCGTAACGGCGGCGACGGCGGCGACGGTAGTCATTACGTCCGATGACGGTTACGGATACCTGCCATCAGGCTTTTGGGGGTTCATAGATCAACCCTACATTGACGGCAAAACATACCCGCTGCTGCCGCTGCCGAACCTGGAAACAAAACTGTCTTACACCTCGGCGGGAGAGCCGCGATATTATCAGGTCAAAGAGCGCAAGATTTACATCATCCCGGCGGCGGGGGCGGACTACACAATAAAAGCCGACTATTTTGCCCGGCCCACCGAATTAACCGCCACTACTGACACGCTGCCTTTTAATGAGATGTTTGATGACGTTATGGCGGAGTATGTCATGAGATACTTCCGGGGAGGAATAGAGGGACAGGCGGCGACTGTGGACCTCAACCGGATGCTTGTGGAAAATGTTGATTTGATCGCCGGAAAGTACGGAAGAAAAGCCGCAGCAGGAATGCCCAAAGGAATACCGTGGGACGAGATCATGGGTCGATAACTTATAAGGGGGAAATATGGCATGGCCAAGCATAGCAGATATACGCACCAGGGTACGAGACGCTCTAAACGAGTCAACGGCGGCGTTCTATACGGACGCCATGCTGGACAGATGGATCAACGACGCCCAGCGTGACATCGCCCTTAAGACATCCTGTCTCGAACATATCTCCAGCACCATCACCACGGTGGCCTCTCAAAAGTGGGTTTACACCATCGCCACAGATGCCACCCCCTATCTGACCAAGGTGTTGTACGTGGAATATGTGCCCGGATCGGGTACGCCCATCGGCCTCTGGAGGATCACCCCTTCGATGGTGGGCAGGGTTCCGTTGAGTGGGGCCACTCCCCAGTTCTGGTTTCCTTGGGGGGACAACATGATCTTCATCGAACCTACCCCGGCGTCCACCTATAACCTCCTTGTCTATGCCGCCGCCGCTCCTATTACCAGTCTGGGCACCAACGAGACGGGAGGAGGAGGATCAGGAGAAACCGACACCCCGGTTGTACCCGCCGAGCTTGTCAACAACCTTGTGGATGGAGCGGTATGGCGGGCCCTGCTCCGGGACGGCCAGTATGCCAAGTCCCTTGCCCTCTACACCAAGCACAACAACACCCTCATGCGAGTCCGGGCCGATATCCTGTCCAAGTATGCCATGGGACGCAAGATGCTCGAAATACCGGACCGCATCGTGGAAGGAGGTAAGTGACCATGGCCTTATACGATATATCAGACATGACCACGCGGGTAAGAGACTTGGTGCTTGATGACGCAGGGTCTTATTACAGTTCGGCAGAGGTAAAGAGATACCTACTTGAGGCACAGCGGGACATGGCTATGAAGATGAAGTGCATCAAGCTGGCCATGCCGTTTACTATCGCCTCCGCCCGCACTACTGGCCACCGGGCATACAGCATCGAGGCGGTAGAATGCAACTCCATCGCCCTGTTCAAGATACTTCCTGAGAGCATGGGGAGGGTTCCCGTCTCCGGGGCGATTCCTCAATACTGGACGGAATCGGGGTCGACCTCCAGTGGCAAATCCATATTGTTTGAACCCAAGCCGGGCACCACGTATGGCGCCACCATGTACGCGCACAACCCGCCCCCGGATTACTGGCTGACCTTCAATACCGGTTCGCTGATTCCGGTGATCGGGGAAACCCTGACCGGGGCCTCCTCCGGCCAGACCGGCACCGTGACCGGGTTCCAGACCACCTCCGGAGATTGGGGAGCAGGCAACAACGCCGCAGGTGTCCTCTTCTTTACTCCTACCACAGCCGACCTGTTCCACAATGGGGAAATATTGAATCGCACCTCTACCCCGGTGCTTACCGTCACCGCTACTCCATCGGACGAATTCGTCATCGCCATCCCTTACCGCTTCCTCGCCGTGCTCTACGCCGCTGCCATGTGCCTGTCCAGAGATGGAAAGTATGACAAGGCGGCTCAACTTTTGGGAATGTACGAAGCGGAGGTCAACTTCCACCGGATGGACAAGTACGAGATCACTCCTGGCAGCCGCGACATCGGCAGAATCAACGATTATCCGTCGAGAGGATAGACATGGCCGAGAGAGAGCATATATGGCAGCAGCCCCCCGCCACATCGAATGCGGAAATCCCTATGGCCCAAGACGAGGTTCCCGCTGGCCTGACCAACCAGTTTGCCGGCTTGGATACGTCCCAGGTCAATCAGGCCCAGGACGAGCAGCCTTTTGGTGTTCCCTCGTCTACTACAGAGCTGGACACCTCCAATCTGATGCAGGCCCAGGATGTCCAGTTGCAAAGGAGGATGATCCCCCTGGATGGCAAGTTGATCACCAACCAGGACCCGGCGACCATCGGGACGAACTTCCGTGCCCTGACTAATATGCGTTACACCGACACCCACGTCAAGTCCATTAAGGGACACACAAAAATCAACCACACTGCCATCTCGTTGACCTCCAAGGAAACTTCCTTGTTCCATTTCAAAAAAGACATTCCTGCCGAGTCGCACGTGATCCTGCATCACGACGGGGAAGTATACGAGAACACAACAGCCATCCCCTC